CACCGCCGGTAATGGCCGTTGTGCCGTTGACTTCAAACGAGACATCGATGGCTCCGTTGGAATTGCCAGGCCTCCACTCAAAAACCACGTTGATTTTACCATCTCGACTGGTGACACTTTTATATTCTTTCCAGCCATTGGGATCTATTTTAAACGGATAGGGCCTATTGCCCAATTCATTTACGACAGATTCTGTTGTTATTTCAGTGATACGCATTGATTAGCCAATAACCCAAGTCAAGGGCATGCCATTGTCAACATAGTTGACAATTTCATATTCCAGTCGTTCCATTTCAGCCTGAGCTTCTTGTACCATTGCAGCACCGTTTAAACTGGCGCCGCCTTGTGGCCCTGCAATCTGCGAAAATTTACTGTAGGCCTGTCCCAGAATACGTTTGGCAAAGCTGTAGGCATATTCTTGTATCCAAGGAAAACTGTAGGTGTCGTTTAGTATCATTTGGTCCGGCTTGGTATTGTATATGTGCAACAACACACTTTCAAAAGGATTTTGACCCTGTGACCCACCGGTACTGCCACCGTAACCGTAGGGCATTTTACGAATGATGGTTAATTTTTTAGTAGTGGGATTGAATGTATAATTCAACAATCCACCAAACATCTTCATGGCTAATTTTTGATAGTCCACAAACAGCTCATAGTTGGTTAATCCGCCCACACGTCCAGCCTGCAACATATACGTGTTTAAATATCCCGATGCAAATGGTTCAAATTGACTGGCAGTTGTGCCTGTAACTGACCCAATACCACGACGATAAGCGGCTTTGACCACCTGTACTTCTCGGGGCAGTATATATTCCTGTGTTTCTGGTAATAGATCTAAAAAAGCAAAACTTTCTTCAGTGGAATTGGCAGCACGTTGGCGATATTTAAGCAAGGCTTGATTGATGGCCATTTCGTAGTGGCCTTTTTCCAATTCTACATCTATCAATCCGTCACCCAATCTAACACGAATGTAGTCGGTAATGGCCGCACGTTGAGCATTGCCGGTGGGCAAGGTGTTGGGGTCAAACTGTATACTGCCAGACCCTGTGCCAGTGTTGGCATCGAAAAGACTCTTGGTGGGTAAACTGCCAAAAGCAGTTATGTTGGCAGTTATCTCTGGGGTGGTCTGCGGGGTACTATACTGTGTCATTGGAATGGTCCGATTATACAGTATTTATAAACAAAAAGAAATTGTTTATATTGTTTTAAGCAGGATTTGATTGGGGTTTATGCGACCGTTGGCTTTTGCTTCTGTTGTTTTGATCCCGTCTACAAACTTACGCAATTCAACTTTGGAGGCTCTAGCAAATTCTTTTAGTTGCTCTTCGGGCTTTCTTAAAGTTTTTGTTACGGATCTAGCAACATCAAATCCAGCAATGCTGGTGCCTTTGACTGTTAGTGGTCCAGTTAAACTGTCGGCATAGTACACAATTATCTTGCGTGTTTTTGTATCGTAACACCACAGAGTCTGGGCCCCAACAATGTCGGTGGCCGGAACACTGACCAAACGCAGTACTTTGTCTTCCCTAGCATACTTCAATTTGGCCACTGTTTTTTCTTTGGGTATACTCTTGGGTGCTCGGACTTTCTTAGTGGCTCGCTTGACTCCGCGATACTGTATGATGTCGTTTAAGATTTGATCAATAAAAGACATGATTCGCTTGTAGTCTCCAATTTTGTAGTGGCTGTATCCTTCGGATAACTGCTCATCAGTTTTGGTAAATGCTGTTTTAAGTTCGTCAAATCTAGTCTGAAACAAGAGTTCATACTTGGTTAACTGGCTTTGTGGCACATTATTGGCCACCAAAAAATCATAGGGCTTGAATTGATACCGGGGATTCTTGAGAAACTCATCATAGTGACCTTCCAATTCGCCAATGGTGTCTGCTGTTTTTTCGTTCAAACGATCTTGAATAGTAGGCACTGTGGCTCGTGGAGCCTCAGCCGCTGGCACCTCCACCACCTCAGCATCTGCACCCTTGACAGCACGTTCAATTTGCTCACCGATGAATTTAAGATGACGTTCAAGCAAGGGCATGCCTTGGCGATGTGCCATGATCAAACTGTGTACTGTCATGGAGGTTGCACGGTCTGAACTACGTTCAAATGCACGTATATCTTCTTTTAAAAAGTTTTCTTGCTGTTTAAGCCACTCAACCACATATTTTTTAGTGTCTTTTTGAGTGTAAAAATAATTGTAATAGTAAAAACTCTTGCGTAAAAAATGATCAAAGTCCGCATCGGACATTTTTTCAGCACGTTCTGTGTCCCACACCGGTTCACCACCCACATACTTTTCGTCACCGAACAATGGATTACGAGTGGCTCTAACCTTGGCCCGTACTGTTTTACCGTTTAGTTTCATTGCGTTCCTTGAATGTCAATATTACATATTATAGCACGTCGGGCATTATCGGTCAACAGTGTGGCAAAGGTCAGGTACTGTTCCAGCAGGTCTAAGCCTTCTGCCACTTGCAGTTCTAGTTCTAAATAATGTGGGGTTTTCCGGCCCAATCTGCGACAATTTACTTCTTCTCTGCTCATGTCTGCCCATGTTTCGCTACAGTTTTTCCATATTTTTTTAAGATCGCGTATCTTTTCTGCATCCATTGGTAAACGGATTATTTGAAAAAATGTATCATCCAAGCGTTTTTTAGTGTTTAAATCCATAATGTTATTATACGTTAAATTTACTTAGCAGTCAAATCCATAAATACTAGATAATTATCGGAGAAGTATTTTGGGCAGAATAAGTTTATGGCAAGACGGTAGACATTCAAATGATTTTAAATTCATGGACCGTAGAATGTCTGAAATGTTTACCTTGGGTGGCACTGGTATATTGTTGCACAAATACCTGGGAACCAACCCTCAAGGCACACAACTGACCACGTCGGCGGATCAGGCAGCGGCCGGCACAGTATTGACCTTATCCAGCACTGCCACTATTGATCTAGGCAACACAGTAACCGGCACCAATATTCCTGCCAACACCACTGTAGCAGCCAAAACAGCCACAACCATAACATTAAGTGCCAGTACGCTTGGTGCTGTTCCATCCGGTACTGCCATTGGAATCAGCATTAGTTCTGCACAACCCAGTTATACCAATCAAAGTGAGTTAAACATTCAAGACTTGTTGTGGGTAGAAAATAGAGATAGAAAATACGACACTTCAGTATACACCATGCGTGGCATTTATCAAAGACAAGATCAAGACTTTGATTTAACCCAATTTGGTTTGTTTTTACAAACTGGTACTATTTTTATGACATTTCATCTGCGTGACATGGTTGACATGATTGGGCGTAAGATCATGGCGGGTGATGTTTTAGAACTGCAACACTTGACCGATTACGACTCACTCACTCAGGATGTTCCGGCAGCACTCAAAAGATTTTATGTAGTGGGCGATGCCAGTTTCTCCAGCGAAGGGTTCAGTCCAACCTGGTGGCCACATCTTTGGCGTGTTAAAATTAATCCCTTGGTGGACAGTCAAGAATACAAGGACATTATCAACAATCTTGTTGCCAGTGATGGCGTTACTCCCATCGGTCAAATCATGAGTGCTTACAATGGTACCATTGCCATCAACGATGCTGTGGTCGCTGAGGCTGTACAAAATGTTCCACGGTCGGGCTACGACACCAGTAGTTTTTACAACTTCCCACGAAACCAGGATGGCACATTGTTCAACGTTGATGTCAGCTCGGGTGATCAAACACAAGAAACAGCTGATGGGGCAGGACGAATAAGCACAGCAGACGAGGTTCCTATCTCTCCATTGGCTGCATTGCCAGGTTATGTTGTGGGTGACAGTGTTGCACCCAATGGTTTGGCCATGAGTGCTGGCACTTCATTCCCAACACACCCACAGGTGGGAGATTTCTTTTTACGCACAGACTATTTGCCAAATCGTGTGTTTAGATTTGTTGGCAATCGTTGGAGCATGTTCAATGATGTAGTACGCACCAACCTGAGTCAAGGTGCAGACAATCACACATTGATTGGCACATTTGTCAACAACACCGATACATTTACCACAGTGGGCAATGTCACTGTGCCATCAAAGCAAAGCCTTAGTTCTGCACTTACACCGAAAGCTGACAATTCATGACCGCACCTTCAAATTTCTTCTATTCTGGACAGATACGATCTTTCGTAAGTCAATTCATACGCATGGTGTCAGGCTTTTATGTTGAGTTTGGTCGAGACAGCAGTGGCAACATAACTTATCAACGTGTGCCTGTGATTTATGGAGATCAAAGTCGTCAGGCTGCACAAATTTTACGCAACAACAGTGAAAATGGCTTGGGTACTGTGCCGGCCATGGCTGTGTATATAGATGCACTGAACTATGATCAAACCAGACTGCAAGATCCCAGTTTGGTTCAAAGTATGCAAATTAGACAAAGAACATTTGATCCAGTTACCGGAACCTACGGAACCACACAAGGACAAAATTACACTGTTGAACGTGTGATGCCGGCACCTTATAAGTTAGGAGTAAAGCTGGATATTTGGACCAGTAATACCGAACAAAAATTACAGTTGATCGAACAGTTGACTCAGTTGTTTAATCCAGCAATGGAAATTCAAAGCACCGACAACTATGTTGATTGGGGCAGTTTGAGTTACGCACTGCTCACTGACAGCACATGGACCAGTAGAACTGTGCCCGCGGGTGCTGAAGAAGCCATAGACGTTGCCACAATGAAGTTTGAATTGCCCATATGGATATCCACCAGTGCCAAAGTCAAACGCATGGGCGTGATACAAACTGTACTCAACAACTACTCAGACCTTGACTCCTTGGGTGCCTTGGGTCCACAACAGCTGGTGTCATTTGGCCAGTATGGAGTTGTGCTAAACACCACAAATACTGGTGCTACACTGTCGTTGCTACGGTCATCACAGGTGGTGGAGGAAAACGATTTCCTCAACATTGTCAATATTCCAAAGAATCAATGGAGCTGGTTGTTGGCTGCCTACGGTAATTTTGTATCCGGCAGTAGCGAAATAAGATTAATGCAACCCAATGGTAGTGAAATTGTCGGCACTGTGGCTGTGAACCCCACAGATCCCGGTGTGTTAATTTATTCACCCTATCCTGCAACATTGCCTGTCAACACGTTGAGTCCTGTGAATGCCATTATCAATCCGCAATCGGTCAATGTTGGCACTTTTTTAACCAATCCTGCCACAGGAACTAGATATTTACTAACAGAAGAAATTGGTAGTTATGCCAATCCTGCTGGTGCTGTGGCCTGGCGTGGTGCCGATGGTCAAGATCTTGTGGCCAATGCCGGAGACATTGTGCAATACAATGGTAGCCATTGGGCAGTGGTGTTTGCCAGTGTTGCTTCTGTTGATCTACAGTATGTGACCAACTTGACCACTGGTATACAGTACAAATGGTACCACAGTGCCTGGAGCAAGAGCTACGACGGTGTTTACCCAGCCGGAGAATGGAGTTTGGCAGTATAGACTTTGCAACTGTAGTAGTGTATAATTAAATTATGGTAAACAATTCTCAACAAACAGGCGCTGGTGCATTGGTGTACTGCCGAACCACTCACAGATATCTTTTTTTGTTACGCAACGGGCGGCGACATGCCGGCTCTTGGGGCTTGGTGGGCGGAAAAATTGAAGCAGGTGAAACTGTGGTTGAAGGACTTGCTAGAGAAATCGCCGAAGAACTGGGCGGAATATTCCAAGACGCCAGACTGATCCCAATTGAAAAGTTCACCAGCGACAGTAAAAACTTTGAGTATCACACCTACATGATCACAGTGGACGAAGAGTTTGTGCCGGTGTTAAATCACGAGCATCGTGGATTTTGTTGGGTGGAGTTGCGGGATCATCCCAAACCCTTACATCCGGGAGTATGGCGTACATTCAAGTTTTCAAGTGTAATTGAAAAGATTAAAACTTTAGAAAAAGTTGTTTGATTATAAATCTACTTCAAGAGTAAATTGTCTAAAATTGATTTGTCTAAAATTAGTTTGATACTGCCACGCATCAGGACAATACCATGACTCAGTGGGCATTACTCTAATGAATTCTACATCATTATAGGTCTGCATCACGTGTAGCAAGCTCATGGTAAAATATGCATCAGTCACTGGTTCTCCATCACGAGGATATCCCGGTGTATTGGCATAAATGTTTTCGTGTATGGTGGCCTCGGGTGCGTTGTAACAATCAAATCCCATCAAGTAAATCTTTTTGTGTGCATCAAAGCAGGCCAAATAAGCAGCAACAGATCCGGCGTTCCATCCAGGATTTTGCGGTATTAAATAAAACTTACCAGGAAATTCTAATACTGCATCGGCTGTGCTGTAAACAATAGTTTGTTGATAGTATTGATTTTGATCGTGCCAATCATCTCCGGCAATTTCGTTTACAATCTCACTGCCAGTGGCTACCAAAAAATCAGGAGTAAAATCACGTATTATGGCATTGCATCCGTAGGTCTGAACTCGCCCTGCGGCCAACAGGCCACCACGGTGATTCATTAATAAATTAAATAAGTTGGGATTTAACTGTAGTCTACTGGGGCCGTTGCCCAACACCACAGCAGTGTTGCTGATTTGATTGTTGACTACATTGTTTTTTACCTGTTCAATGGTGGAATCCCATTGGCTATTTTCATAGGTATAATGTGTCACAACATCATCCATCAAGTGTGTGTCTCGGTATAATTTTTTTATTTTGATCATATCAAGTATTTATGGTATTTTACCAACTGGTGGCTATAACAATGCCATCACCGCCACGACCACCGGCACCCGACGTACCACCGGTAAATGCACCACCCCCACCACCGCCACCGCAACCATAAGCACCCGCTCCGCCAGGCCCGCCGTTGGTGGTACCTGTTGCAGCGCCCGAAGAACCACCACCGGTACCGCCGTAGAAATAAAACAGTTTGGGTATGGGCTGAAATCCATTGGCGCCGGATGTGCCTGAAGTTGTTGATGAGGCGGCACCAATCCCACCAATGACGGTGGGAAAAGCACCAGCACCAGTTATGTTACCTCCCGATGAGCCTATTGAGGCAGCTGCTCCAACACCTGCGCCACCTGTGCCACCGGTTACTATTAATCCTGTCACTGGTAATGTCAATGCGGCTCCAAGACCTGTGGTACCCCCAGCAATGCCCACTTGTCCCACTAGACTGATGTTGGTTGCTACACCTGTATAACCCAATGTACCCAATCCAGCCAATGCGGCTGAACCAATTGCTGTTACTGTCCCAGCGGCACCTGCACCACCGGCTGTTGCACCTGCGGCTGCTGTACCAGCACCGCCACCGTTGGCTTGTGCTAATAGGTTGTTAACCGTAGTATTAGGGGCTAGGCTTACATAACTGGCTATGCCTGCTGTACCAACAAGACCGGGTGTGGCAGCAACAGCTGCGCCACCTGCACCACCGTAACCCACGCTTATGTAAAGAACATCAGGCAGTGCCCATGCGGGAAATATTATACTGCACTGAGCTGAACTACCTCCACCGCCGCCCCCGGCAGCAGTTGAAGCGGCACCGTTACCAACTCCTGATCCACCTCCGGCACCACCACCCAATACAACGAATTGTACAAAGTTTATGCCACGTGGTTTGACCCAAGTGGCCCATGTTACACCAGCAGTGGCCGAATTGGCGTAAAACGTCTGCACGTCCACACGTGGGTTGGCAGTTAAATGGCTGAAATCTAACATTAATATTTTCCACCAATACTGGTGACATACCAACCAGCCGATACGTTGGCACTGAGACCCACCAGTACTTTATAGCCAGGAGGTAATGCCACGTTCATGGGATAATCTATGTCAGCATTGGGTGTAGTACCCGACACTGTACCCGATGTAATCGGCAAAGCCAGTTCACCGTATAAAAAGTTATCCGAGTTAGAGCCTTTGGGAGTACCAATGTTACCTGCGGCGTAGGCCACTGTTTGGGTTAAAAACGCCACGTTACCAGCAGTTTGAAAGAATGGTTGTTGACCCAAACTGGTTGTGCCGGCCCATAACACATAATATGCTGCCGACGCAACCGGAGTCCACGACCAAGTGATGGAACTGGTATTACCAGTTGTGGTGACTGCGGTACTTTGTGGACTGGCTGCTGTGTATGCACCGTATTGATCCACTGCTTGTATCAATGCATAGTAAGACCCTGGTAGCAGTGTACCACCTGTACCACTGGCACTGCCCGAGGGTGCTGAGGGTGTACTCAGTGTTGTGGCTTGGTTAATTGCTCCGTTGTTGATGAAAATACGTGCCACTGAAGCAGCAGTATTGTTACCGTTTGGCTTGAATCTCAAGCGTTGCACAAATCCACCGTTGGCTGAATCAGCAGTAAATGCCACCACGTTGTAAATACCCACACCTGTGTAGTCGCCGGCTGTGATTGAGCCCTGTGTAATTAATAATTCACCACCTTGTATATCGCCTAATCTTGAAAAAATTGGGGCATTATTTGCCATTTTTCTATTCCTTTATAAATTCTGTATTGTGTATTTAAGCCAAGTTCCAACCTTGAGCAGAAACTATTGACAAGCCCAACACCGGCACCAGTAGTCCACCATTGGTTGTTAAATTACCACTGATGGCAGTGTTGCCAGTGACTGCCAATCCTGTGGCACTGCTGAATGTGGCTGTTGCTGTGGGATTAATGGCGCCCACTGCTGTGGTAAAAATTACCACGTTGGTGGCACGACTGGTGTCTGTGAAGTTTTCTGCGGCCACTATGTCAACTCGACCAGTTGACGCAGTACCAAATCCTAGAGAACCACTGCTGAATCCTCTAGCAGTGAGTTGAGTTAAGGTATCACCTGACAGGGACTGAGCTGGTGAGGCAGCTGTGCCCCGAGCAGCTCTGCCAGTGAATGCTATATACGAACCAGTGCCAAATGTGTCTTGTGTGATACGAGTTGGGGTAGCACCATCTGCACCGACGATGTGTAAGTCTGTGCCCAAAGTTTGGTTAACACCTGTGACAGGATAAACCACAGTTTGTGGGATTCCCAAAATAGTAAGTTCAGTGTCTGGTAGGGTGGTGTTAATACCAATGTTGCCAGAGATAGAATTGCTGGTACCGCCGGTGTTTAGCACAGTTAAGTTACCGGTAATGTTGACTCCACCGGTGTTGTTGATGGAGGGCAATGTGCCGGCTGTTGTTCCAGTTAAGGTAGTTAATGTAAAATAGTTTGTGAGATAGTCAGGATTGAATGTAAAGTATCCCGAATTATATGT